ATCATTAATGGAAAAAATGGCCAAGAATTCTACGATCAAACTCACTGCACCTTTGCTTGATTCTAAGGTCTACGGTAAGAAGGAGATGTCTCCCACGCCAGTGCCTATGATCAACGTAGCGCTGTCTGGTCGGGTCGACGGTGGTCTTGTACCTGGACTGCTGATGCTTGCTGGGCCATCTAAGCACTTCAAGTCTGCGTTCGCATTGCTCATGGCAGCTGCATACCAGAAGAAGTATAAGGACGCAGTAATCTTGTTTTATGACTCTGAGTTTGGCACACCTCAAGCATACTTCGAGTCGTTTGGTGTCAACATGGATCAAGTTATTCATACGCCGATCACGAACGTCGAAGAGTTGAAGTTCGACATTATGAAGCAGCTGGAGTCTATCACTAAAAATGATAAAGTTTGTATCATCATCGATTCGATTGGTAACTTAGCTTCAAAGAAAGAAGTTGAAGATGCGATGAACGAGAAGTCTGTTGCAGATATGTCTCGGGCGAAACAGATGAAGTCTCTGTTCCGTATGATCACACCGCACTTGAATCTTAAAGATATACCTCTTGTTGCGGTGAACCATACGTATAAGGAGATCGGTCTCTATCCTAAAGATATCGTTTCAGGTGGGTGTGTCGTCGAAGGCACTATGATCCAAACACCCGATGGTCTTAAGCCAATAGAGCAGTTTGCAATCGGTGATACTGTTGTGACGAACTATGGTACTAATACAGTAAGTCACGTTTGGAACCCAGAGACGCTCGATGAAGGCACTCCTGAGTGTTATGAGATCGAGTTTGAGGATGGACACTCCGTGACATGTTCCGCCGACCATAAGTTTATAGTTGATGGCGAATGGGTTTCTGCTAAAGACTTGGTAGAAGATATGGAATGTGAAGTAGTGTAAGTATCGGTAGAGTAGTAAGGTTCCAATTTGTATATATAGTAGTGCGAGTTACTATAACAACAAAAGGGGAACCTTACATGAACTATTTATCCATATACAATTCTCTCATTGAAAAGAGACTGCTCATCCCAGTTCCGAATATTGAGTATTCGGAACAACATCACATCAAACCAAGGTGCTTAGGCGGAGATGATTCGAAAGAAAACCTAGTACGACTGACGGCCAGAGAGCATTTTATGGCACACTGTCTATTGTATAAACATTATAGAACTTCTAAGTTGGCACATGCTTGGTACTCTATGCTCCGATGCGATAAGAATCAGAAGAGATTTTTTACGGCCAGAGAGCACGAATCCGCCAAAAAGGCTCATATAGAGGCATTGAGAATTAGCATGAAAGGAGATAAGAACCCATTCTACGGTAAAACTCACACAGATGAGACTAAGAAGAGCATATCCGAAAAGATCACACAATGGCATCAAGATAGAGAAACTCCAAAGGAGCAGATTGAGAGCTGGGTAGAGCGTGTTGCAAAGCTACCCGCAAGCGAAAAGCAAAAGCAAGTTGTAGGCGCTTTGTCGAAGAACAAAATCACATTAAAAAATATCCACACAGGAGAGTGTAAAAGAATTGACAAATCGGAAGCAGTGCTGTATAATCTAGATATATGGAAACATCCAGGCGTAGTTACGCCTCAGAGAAGAGATTCGTGTGTCCACTGTGGAATGGAATCTGTCGCAGGAAACATAGCACGATGGCACAACGACAACTGTAAACACAAAGATAAGCTACTCAACCTATAAGGAATACATTATGAGAATTAAGTCGGTCAAATCTATTGGCAAAAAGCCTGTTTATGATCTGTCAATCAATTCTGATGAATATGATAAGCAACAATACACGCTAGCCAATGGTGTCGTTTCACACAACACAGGCGCTTATTACAGTTCAGATGCTATCTGGATCATTGGTCGTCAGCAAGAGAAGGTTGACAAAGAGATCACTGGCTACCACTTCATCATCAACATCGAGAAGTCTCGCCATGTACGAGAGAAGTCTAAGATTCCGGTTACTGTTACCTTTGAGGGTGGTATATCGAAATGGTCTGGCTTGATGGATGTTGCGGAACGTGGCGGGTATCTAGTCAAGCCCACCATTGGTTGGTACGAAGCCATCAACCCCGCTACCGGCGAAGTTCTCAGCACTAATAAGATGCGAGCTAAGGAGATCCATGATAGTTCGGAGTTTTGGTTGATGATGTTTGAGAAAACAGATCTTGCATCTTACATCAAAAACAGTTATACTATGACTTCTGGCCCACTTATGGGCGATGACAGTGAAGTCAATATCAAGGAGATATTAACGGATGATTGAGAATACGGTACTTGCAGGGCTATTACATAATGATGACTATATGCGAAGGGTTATTCCCTTCCTGACAGAGGAGTACTTCGGGGACTTCAGTGAAAAGACGCTCTACAATGCCATTACTCTATACATTCAAGACTACAACGGGGTGCCCACTAAAGGGGCACTTCGGATCGCAATAGAAGAAAAGAGTAATCTCAATGATGATCAATACAAGTCTATCATTGATGTTCTGGATGGACTCGAGTATGATGCTAAGACTGACATCGAATGGTTGGTCGATAAGACCGAAAAGTTCTGTCAGGATAAGGCAATCTACAATGCTGTTCGTGAATCGATTCTAGTGTTAGATGGTCACCATAAAGACTTGGACAAGGGTTCTATTCCCGACCTGCTGTCCAAAGCTCTGGGTGTATCATTCGACCAAAGTATTGGTCACGACTTTCTGGAAGATTCTGATCAACGATTCGACTTCTATCACACTAAAGAGGATAAGATCGCATTCGACTTAGATCTATTCAACCAGATCACGAAGGGTGGTATATCACGTAAGTCACTGTCCGTTGCACTAGCTGGTACAGGTGTTGGTAAAACGTTGTTCATGACGCACTGTGCATCAGCCAATCTAATGGATGGTAAGAACGTACTATACATCACAATGGAGATGGCGGAGGAGAAGATCTCGGAGCGTATCGATGCGAATCTACTCAACACTACTATCGACTCTCTACAAGAGATTCCTCGTGAGGTGTATAACAAGAGACTTGATCGAGTTAAGGCCAAGACTACAGGTAAGCTCATCGTAAAAGAGTTTCCCACTGCTAGTGCTGGTTCTGCTCACTTTAGGCACCTCTTGAATGAGTTGAAGCTCAAGAAAAACTTTATACCAGATGTTGTCTATATCGACTACCTAAATATATGTACCAGTGCTAGAATGAAAGCTGGTGGTAACGTCAACTCATACACGCTGATCAAAGCGATTGCTGAGGAGTTACGTGGTCTTGCTGTAGAGTTCAATGTTCCTGTCATGACTGCTACGCAAACTACCAGAACCGGTTACTGCCTTGATCCTTACACTGAGGTACTATCTGACAACGGCAAGAAGCTGTTAAAGGACGTAATCATCGGCGATAAACTGCTGTCAGACGTAGGTTACAATACGGTGAAAACCGTGTTTCCTGCCCAACACAAGATGACGTACAAGGTTCGAACTAAGTCAGGTAAAACCATATATTGTTCTGCCGACCACTTGTTTCCCACTGCAAACGGTGATGAGACCAGTATATCGAGAGGATTGTCTGTAGGAGATAGCTTGATTGTAAAATGATCATATTGAGTGTTGATCTTGAGGTTACATTTTATATAAATAAACTATATAAAGAGGATACCGTCATGACCAACAGAACTAAAGTTAACTATCGTAAAATATGGGAAACCCATCATAAAGCGTGCATACTTAAAGGAATGCACATACATCATATTGATGGTGATTCCCATAACAATAGCGTCGACAACTTATCAATATGCACTCCAGACGAGCATTGGAGTATCCATAAGGAAAATGGTGATATAAGATGCTTAAATGGCAAATTCGTTCAAGGTGCTAGTGCAGCAGGCAAGAAAGGAGGTAAAGCTGGAATTGGTTGGAAACACACTGAGTATTCTCTGCGTAAATTGTCAGACTCACTCAAAGCCTTATATAGACGTAGAGGCGGATCACAATTAGCTGGTAGAGCTATAACTGCTGAGCATAGGATCAATATTGGAAATGGCGTACGAGGTGAAAAAAACGGAATGTTCAATAAAACTCATTCAGCGGAAACTCGACGAAAGATTGGTGAAACTCGTAGACGTGAAGGTATTGTTAGCAGACCTGCTGGGTGGCACCATGATGAGGAAACTAAGTCTATCATCTCTAAAAAGAAGAAAGACTTCTTTGCAGCAGGTGGCAAAAACCACACCGCAAAAAAGTGGGACTTATATGATCAAAACTTAAATTTGTTGTATGCTTCCTTATACAAGTGTGATATAATGGAACATTATAACCTAACTGATAGGGAATATAAGACTTTTCTCGTTTATATGCGCCGCAATGAATATAGTAAAGTTTACCCTAAATTGAATATACTGATCAAAGAGGCAAAAGATGATTGATGAAATAGTTTCGATCGAAGAAGTAGGCACACGGGATCTTATTGACATCGAGGTGAGTGGCAACCACTTATTTTTCGCAAACGAGATATTGACGCACAATTCATCGTCGGATTTGAATTTGGAGGATACGTCAGAGTCGTTTGGTTTGCCAGCAACGGCAGACTTTATGTTCGGTCTAATCTCAACTGAGGAGCTAGAAGATCTTGGTCAGTTGATGGTTAAGCAGCTCAAGAATCGTTGGGGTCCTACCGACTTCCTGAAGCGTTTTGTCATTGGCATTGATCGAAGCAAGATGAAGTTGTTTGATGCCGAAGACTCTGCTCAAACGGGTATCGTTGATGATGGACCTGCGTTCGATAAGAGCAAGTCTGGTGGTAGAGTTAGTTCTGAGAAGTCTGGATCTGAAGGTGTGCTAACTTTCAGGAATAAGCAAGCAAGTAAACCGAATGCCGGTGGATTTGGTGGATTCAAATAGGAGATACGTATGAGGTTTTGGATAATAAGCACTATTGCACGATCCTTACTAGGAGCAGCTTCTGTGAAGTGGGTCAGTGACACTCGTGCCGGAAATTGGTGTTATGATAAGTTTGATAGTATCGCTGATTGGGCATCTGATAGGTATGGTCTAGACGTTTTGGATAAAGAGAATGTTGCATGGAGATCGAAATATCCTAGCGCCGCCGCCAAGATGGACGAGCTAGAACTCCGCATCATTAAGCTGGAACGTAAATAGACGAAAATATATCAACAAAGTCAGCCAAAAGAGTTGACTTTTTTATGTTACCCTGTATAATAGTACCAATAGACTAATGGAGTACGAGACTATGAGACGATGTGTATCAAAGATGGCAGGAATGCAGAGATCTAGAAGAAAGACCCAGTTCCTTTGCGCACAATTGGATGAGTCGATCAATTGCATCCCGGAACGAGTTTCTGTTGAACTCGTCTCACCTCAGAAGGCTCCAGTAGAGCTTATATCACATCAGTCCTTGTGATCCGACAATATAAATACGTAGATAATAATT